CACAGAAGCAGGCTCTGCGTGATGTCACAAACGACCCTCGCATTGAGGCGGCTGCAACGCCTGACGCTCTTAAAGCACTTACGCTTTCCGTTCTGGTAGGCATCGCCGAGGAGGCCAACTAATGTCGACACTGAGAACCAACGCTATCCTTGACGCATCTGGCGGCACCACGGCGACCGTGAACGGCATCCCTTTGCGCCCCGGCGTTCTGGACCCTGAAAACCGCATCATCAACGGGGCCTTCGACTTCTGGCAGCGGGGGACGAGTGGGTCTGGTTTTGGCTTTGTTGGACCCGACCGCTGGATCAACGTGACAAACGCTGGAACTGTTACCATGTCTCGGCAGGCATTTACGCTTGGCGATACTTTGGGCAGCAGCAGCCCGACCTACTTTGTGCGCCAATCGGTAAGCGGCCAAACCACTGCGGGAAGCGTTGTGACCGTTGCTCAGCGCATTGAAGGTGTTCGCAGCTACGCGGGCCAGACCATTACCATTCTTGGCTGGGCGAGGCGGTCGAGCGGCTCTGGCAATATGGCTATCTCAATCGACCAGAACTTTGGCACTGGTGGCTCTCCATCTACGGCAGTAAATGGTATCGGTCCGACCACTGTCACTTTAACTGGCTCTTGGGCACCCTTCGCGGTCACGATTGCGGTCTCGTCTATCACGGGTAAGACGCTTGGGTCGAACAACAACGACTACCTGCAACTAAACTTTTATACGTCTGCTGGTTCCGACTTTAACACTCAAAGCGCCTCCCTCGGCCTGCAAACCATCGGCGTTGACCTGTGGGGCATCCACATCAAGCAAGGCACCCACACGACCTCTGCCGTGGACCTCTATCGCCAGCCTGAACTGGGGCCGGAGTTGGCGAGATGCCAGAGGTATTTTGTTAAGTTTACTGACCCTCAAGGTGTTGGTGTCGCAACTGGAGCAACAGTGGCGGGGGCATCTCGCGTTACGTTCTTTTTACCAACCACTATGCGCGGCACCCCGGCTATTTCAGCCCCGTCTACTTATGGTTTTTGGAACGGAGCGGCGACCCGCACAGGAACATTTCAAAATTCTTACACAAGTGGCAGCGATCAATTTCAGGCAGACTTTACATTGAGTGCTGCGTTCACCGCTGGTCAATCTGTCGTTATGTATGCCAACAGCACGAACCTAATTATTTCAGCAGACGCGGAGCTATGACCATGACCATCACCTCAGCCCAATACGTCAACAGCGCCATGACGGGCCAACCGTCCAGCATCAAGGCCACCATCGACGGCACCGAGTGGTCCGTCCCCTTGGCACCGGGCAACCGTCACTACGACGAAATCATGCGTCAGGTCGAAGCTGGCACCCTTGTGATCCAAGAGGCTGACGCATGACCCCTGAGATGCAAACACTGTGGGGCATCGTCGTCTCCGGCGGCTTAGGCATCCTCGGCTGGGTTCTGAAAACTCACGTCGAGGAAGTTAAGCGTTTGCAAATCTTGCTGAACAGAACGCGGGAAGAAGTAGCCAAGGACTACGTCACCAAGACTGACGTGCATGCCAGCATCAACATGCTCATCACGCGCATCGACAATCTAGACAACAAGATCGACGCGCTCCTAAGAAGTTTGGCAAAGTGACTGTGCCGTTGATCTGGGTGGCTTACACGCACATCTGGATCGACGGGCGCATGGTATTTGTCAAGATTTGCAGGTATACTGCGGACGTAGCACTGGCGGTTCATCCGCTGTTTCCCTGTCCGCCGTTCTGGAGCCTGTAAATGTTCGACCCAGTTAGCATCGGCATGGCTCTTAGTATCGGGAGCAAAGCCTTCTCGATGCTCAAGCAGGGCATTGCTGCTGGCCGCGAAATCCAAGACATGGCTTCGCAGTTGTCAGAGTGGGGCAAGGCGGTCTCTGACATTTCCTACGCCGCCCAGAAGGCTAACGAACCGCCGGGTGCGTTCAGAACGCTGTTCGGCGGCGGAAGTCAAAAGAGTGCCATTGATATTTTCGCGGCGCAAAAGCAGTGCCAGCAACAGCGGAAGGAATTAATGCAATTAATATCATATACTTACGGGCAAGACGCATGGCTAGAATTTCAGGCCATTGAGCGCCGTGTGAGAGCGCAACAACAAGAGCAGGTCTATCGTCGCAAGGAACTGATCGAAGGCCTTCTAGAAGCTGCGCTTTGGACGGTCATCATCTTGGCGACGAGCGTTATCGCGGGCTTTGGACTGTACTTCTGGGGCCGTTATTTGGGGAGGTGGTAATGAAGCAACTCGAAGAGGGCAGCACTTACGCCCACCTTGATGTGAACAACGACGGCATCGTGTCCGACGCGGAACTATTGGCCGCTGAGCGGGTAGCCGAGTTGGAAGCTAAGATAGAACGCTGGCGCAATCAGGACGCGCTGGAGGACCGCCAGCGCATGATCGCGCTGATCGCCATGCTTTCGTGCATCTTCATCGTGTTTTGGCTGCTGACGCCGTTTGTCAGCATTGAGAGGATCGACGCAACCAACGCGCTGGTCAACCTGTTCCTGACGTTCAACACGGGTGTAGTCATCGGCTTCATGGGCCTGTCTGCCCTCGGGCGAATAAAGGGGAATAAGGAATGATCGCGCTCCTTGGCAGCCTTCTCGGCTTCGGCACGTCGTTCCTGCCGCAGATACTGGGCTTTTTCCAGCAAAAGCAGGAACACAAAAACAAGCTGGAACTGTTGAGGCTGCAAGGCGAGATGGCCGCGCAAGGCGTGCAGCTTGAACTGCAAATCCTCGACAAGAAGGCAGAGATTGAAGAGACAAAGGCGATATACAGCTATGCAAACCCTTCTTCTGGATTTTCAGCAGGTCTGGCCGCATCTGTCCGTCCCGTTATCACTTATCTGTTTTTTGCTCTATTCATGGCCACAAAGATCGTGATCATGGTCAAGGTGACGGAGCAGGGTGGAGACTGGATGGACAGCGTTGACCTGATGTTTGACGACGAAACCAAGGCGCTGTTCGCTGCGATCATCTCGTTCTGGTTTGGTAACAGAGCAGTGAGCAAATACATGGGGAAAACTAAATGACCCTTCTGACCGTTGACCAACTGCGTGCCATGATCCCGACCAACAAAGAGGTTGAGGAATGGTGCGCGGCCCTCAATGAGATGCTGCCCAAGTACGGCATCACCACCGACAAGCGTATTGCTGCGTTTGTCAGCCAGTGCGCTCATGAGAGCTCTGACCTCCGGGTGCTAGAGGAGGCGCTTTCGTACAAATCTGAAACCCTTCTGAAGGTGTTTCCGCGCTACTTTGGCCCCGGAAAAGAGAACCCGGACGAGTATGCAAGGAACCCACAGAAGCTGGCCAATTATGTCTACATGGACAAGAACCGTTCCAAGGCGGGTGCCTTGGGCAATGTGAAGGAAAATGACGGTTTCGCCATGAGAGGCAAAGGTCTGAAGCAAGTCACGGGCCGTGCGAACCATGAAGCCTTCGGAAAGACAGTTGGCATGACTGCCGAGGAAGCCGCCGTGTACCTTTTGACCAAGAAGGGCGCGCTTGAGAGCGCGCTGTGGTTCTGGGGCAGCCGCAACCTGAACGATGTGGCAGATACTGGGGATGTGACCCGCCTCACGAAAATCATTAACGGGGGGAACATCGGCCTTTCTGACCGCCAATCGCGCTACGACAAGGCTATGGCTGTGCTGGGCGGCAAGATAACCACCCCTGCCGCCGCCCCTGCACCCACCGCTGGCTCTATGCGCCGTGGCTCGGAAGGTGAAGGCGTAAAGAAGCTGCAGGCTGCACTTGGCATTACTGCTGATGGCGACTTCGGCCCCGGCACGGAGGCTGCCCTCAAAAAGTGGCAGGCAAGCAATGGACTGACGGCTGACGGTGTGGCCGGACCTAAGACATTGGCTAAACTCATCGGGTGATGTATGATCCGGCGCACAGGAGAGCCCTATGCCGCTAATTCCGCTCCAGATCCCGCCGGGCGTCTACCGCAACGGCACTGACCTGCAAGCCAGCAACCGTTGGCGTGATGCGTCTTTGGTGCGCTGGACTGACAGCACGATGCAGCCCGTCGGTGGCTGGTTGACACGCGCCACGCTAACAAACCAGCCCCTGCGTGGGGCTGTCGCGTGGCGCGTCTTGAACGGAGACCGCTGGTACGCGGCTGGCAGTTACGCTGGCCTGTTCGTCAGCACGGCGGGCAATGTGTCGTACGAAATCACCCCGGCGTCCTACGTCTCTGGCGCGAAGGATGCCAGCTTCAACGCGGCCTACGGCGGCGGCCTGTACGGCACGGCAGCCTACGGCATCGCCCGCCCGGACATCGGTGTTTACGACCCCGCCACGACGTGGTCCTTGGACAACTGGGGCGAATACCTTGTAGCCTGCAGCGACAGCGACGGGCGTCTGCTTGAGTGGCAACTCAACACGGCTCTGGATGCGGTGGCTATCACAAATGCGCCGACGTCCTGCAGCGGCCTTGTCGTGACGGAGGAGCGTTTCCTGTTCGCCCTCGGCGCTGGCGGCAATGGCAGGAAGGTGCAGTGGTGCGACCGCGAGGACAACACGGTCTGGACGCCCGCCGCGACCAATGAGGCTGGTGACATTGAGCTGCAGAGCAGCGGCCAGATCATGCTGGGCATTCGCACGCGCGGGCAGACGCTGATTATTACCGACCAAGACGCCCACGCGGCCACATATCAGGGGCCTCCCTTCGTCTACGGCTTCGAGCGCGTCGGATCTTCTTGCGGCGCGTCGTCGCGTATTTGCGCTGCCGCCGTGGACGCTGGCGTGTTCTGGATGGGATCTCGCGGCTTCCACGTTTACTCTGGCGGCGCGGTGGCTGACGTGCCCTGCGACGTTGCGGATTACGTTTTCTCTGACATCAACAACGCGCAGCGGTCAAAGGTCGCCGCCGTGTCGAATGCCAAGTTCTCCGAGATCTGGTGGTTCTACCCATCCAGCGACAGCATCGAAAACAACCGCTACGTCGTCTTCAATTACAAAGAGCGCCACTGGGCCACTGGCTACATCACCCGCACCAGCGGAGTTGACGCTGGCGTGTTCAATACGCCGATCTGGATGGCGGCCGACGGCAAGGCGATCAATCACGAAGTCGGCAACTTTATGGACGGCGTTGCTCCGTACGCTGAAAGCGGCCCAGTGCAACTCGGCGTTGGCGACAATGTGATGGCGGCGACGGAGTTCATCCCGGACGAGCGCACGCAGGGTCAGGCGACGGTCACGTTCAAGACGCGCTTCTACCCCAACGACACCGAGCGGTCCTACGGGCCGTACAATATGGCAAGCCCCACAAACGTGCGCTTCACTGGCAGGCAGGTTGCCATGCGCGTCACGGGCCAGATCAACACAAGCTGGCGCTGGGGCGTGCCCCGCATTGACGCCGTGCCGGGTGGCCGCAGGTGAGGTATGGGATCCCAGTCGTCGGCGCAAGCGTCGCGGAGTGGGCCAACGATCTGCGGCGCTGGCTCGCCCGGACGTGGGACAATCTGACGTTTAAGGACGCATCTTCGGTCGCCTCGCAGGACGGGATCTTTTTGTGGGATCCGGCGGGCGGGTATCCAGTCGTCAGCAAGAATGGCGAGTGGCGGCAGATTGTGCTGGGCGACGGCCACGCCATCTTCGCTCAGGACGCCAGCATCACGGCGGCTGCCGCCAACACGGCATACGCGATCCAGTTCGACACGCCGTCGCTGGCCGCTGACATCGCACTGGACCCGACGAACACCACCCGCGTTGTGTTCTCTGAGGGCGGCCTGTACCGCGTCTCGTTCACGGCGCAGATCGCCTCGTCGTCGGCCAGCACGTTGGAGTTTCGGTTTTGGCCTCGCGTGAACGGCACAAACATCACGGGCAGCACGATGGTGGCCAGCCTGCACAACAACGGCGCGACCATCGTGGTCTCCCGCGACTCGATTTTCCAGTTTGCGGCCAATGATTACCTTGAGGCCATGTGGGCGACAACCAGCACCAGCGGCTCGCTGTTGGCGCACGCTGCGACGGCCTACGCGCCCGCGTCGCCCTCGGCTACAATGGCCATCAGCCGGGTGCAGGGATGAACATCATAGACGCCAACCGGGAACACATTGAGGCCGCGCTGGAGTACAGCGGCGGCACGCACCTCTTTGAAGATGTCAAAGAGGCCATACTCGACGGCCGCATGCAGCTTTGGCCTGCCCCAAATTCTGCCGCCGTGACAGAGATCGTCGAGTATGCTAGAAAGAGGGTGCTACACGTTTTCCTCGCCGGAGGGCAGATGGATGAGGTGGTCGGCGGCATTGAGAGCGTAGCCGAGTGGGGCCGACGTCAGGGGTGCCAAAGCATGACAATTTCTGGCCGCAAGGGCTGGGAGCGGATCTTGGACAAGAGCGGGTTTCGCCCCGTCATGGTCGTGATGGAGAAGGAACTGTAATGGGCGGCGGATCGAAAACGACAACGGTGGCAGCGCCAGCTTTTTTAGAGGACGCGGCAAAGTATGGCCTCGCCCGCGCCGAGCAGGCATCCCGCATCGGGTACACGCCATACTACGGCCCGGACGTGGCTGCCATGACGCCGATGCAGATTGCGGGCATGCAGGGCACCAACACCGCAGCCGGGGCTTTCGGCCTTGGCACTGCGGATCCGATGGCGGGCATGCCGCAAGCGCAAAACTTTAACGGCATGGCGGCCTATTCGTCCGGCCCGATGTACGACCAAGCCTTGGCCGAGTTGGAGCGCCGCGCGCCCGGACAGTACGCCGCGCTTCGTGCCCCGTTTATCGATCCCGTCACTGGCGGCCAATACGGCGCGTCGTCGATGCAGGGCAAGTCTGGCTCTGGGGTTCCCGTGCCGACACCTGCCCCCGTGGTCTCGCCCGTTGAAAGCGGTGGCGGCGGCGGTGGTTCAGATCGCGGCATGATGCCGTCCGGCGGAGGTGGTCGCGGCACTACGTCGATGGCGACCCCGGCGTCGTATTTGCCGGGCGGCGTCAACACCCGCAATCCCGGCAGCATCGCCAACACACTTGCGGCGTCCTTGAGCCGTCCGCAGAGCGCGCCTACTCAAGCCAACCGCCCAGTTGCTCGTTCTGTGGCTACAGACAAGCCGTCTGCGTCTACACGAGCGTCGATGGCGAAGGCTGCGGCAGCGAATGCCTCTAAAAGCAAGAGCGGCGGGAACAATGGTGGCGGCAGCAAATCACGCGGCGGCAGCAATAAGGGACCGAGATAATCATGGCAGGCGGATCAAACCCACAAAACGTGCAAATGCCAGCACCAGCTCCTGCGGCTATGCCACAGGTCACGCAGGCTGCACCGCAAAACATCTTCCAGCAATCCTCCGGGGCTTACACTGGCGCGCTGCAGGGCACTGCCGCCGCTGGCACCGCGCAGCCCATGAACATTTCTGCTGGGACGGCGTTTGGTGGCATCAACAACTACATGAACCCTTACAACCAGCAAGTCATCGACACGTCGATGGCCGACATGGAACGCCAGCGCCTCAT